TTTTTTTTTTTTTTGCAAAAAAAAAAAAAAAAAAAAAAGAGTGGCGGGCAAATTCGCCACGACGGTATTCAATATGTTAGTTATAAAGAACTTAAATTCGTTATGTCAGGCGCAAAAGAAAATCATAGCCTTATTTTAATTTCTCAAGGAGGTCAAGCGCAGGGAACGTGGATGCACGAGGATGTAGCTTTGGAGTTCGCTCGTTGGTTAGCTCCTGAGTTTGCTATCTGGTGTAACGACAAGATTAAAGAGTTAATCACAACAGGAACTACATCATTATATAACAACGTTAATTTTGGCGGTTTCCCCATCCCTCAGAAATTCTCTGATGCTCTTATTTTATCCGCTCATCTACAGCAGAAGGTAGAGGAACAGGAAGCCAAGATCGAAGAGGATAAACCGAAGGTGGAATACTACTCTGGTATGGTAGAGAATCGAGATTATTTTACCACTACGACTATCGCTACGGAATTGAGAACGACATCTCAAGTATTGAATCAATTCTTATGTAACAAGGGGGTATTGACCGGAAAATCTGGTAACTGGAAAGTAACAGATGAGCATCAAACCTTATTGTCACCTTCTCCGTTCAAATCAATCATTAGATGGAATCATGAGGGTCGAACATTGATACACCAGCTTTGGGAAGAAAAAGTAGAAGAGTTAGTAGAAGCTTAATAATAACCACGTCCACCCTTCCTTTTCGGATTGGTGGACACTAAAACTATCACAAAATGGAAAAATACGAATTAAAAGAAAACAACACTTATTATTACAAACATCATTTATATGTCGTAATAAATATAGGAAGACAGAAAATGGAAAATGGAGCATGGGAAGATTGTGTTATCTATAAACGTGAAGACGCTCCTAAAGATCCATTAGAGCAAAAGATGTTCGTAATAGCAATATATGATTTCTTGAAGAATTTTGAAACACTGGAGTACGTAAGACCCAGTTTGTATACCGGAAACATTGTGGCGAACGGAATAATATTTAATGCAAAATGAAAATTGTAAAAATACGAGTTGGTAAGGTGCTCGATCTTGTTACGAATGAATTATTGTATAATGTAGAATTTAAATTCGAGAACCAACGCAGATTCACTGGATATTCAATTGAAAATTGGAAGGATATATGGGACGCAAAGTTAGCTATCCAGATGCACGATAGAGGAACGACCACATTTCATAAAGTAGGAGCAGATAAGAATGGCAAAATTTTTATGTCGAGTAAGATAGAACAGTGAATGTTTTATCTCTCTTTGATGGGATCAGTTGCGGAAGACTGGCTTTGGAAAGAGCTGGCTTCACGTCCATCAAATATTATGCTAGTGAGATAAGCACAGCAGCCATTACCGTGAGTGAACATAACTATCCAGATCTCATAAGGCTGGGAGATGTTCAAAATTGGAAGGATTGGGATATAAATTGGAACAGCATTGATTTGCTAATAGGGGGAACGCCGTGCCAAGGTTTCAGCTTTGCTGGTAAGCAATTAAACTTTAATGACCCAAGAAGTAAGCTCTTTTTCGTTTATCTGGATATTCTCAACCACATCAAATCATTAAATCCTAACGTAAGATTTCTTCTTGAGAATGTGAAGATGAAGCGAGAGTATCAAGACATAATTTCCAAATCTCTAGGAGTAGAGCCTATTATGATTAATTCTTCTTTGGTCTCGGCTCAAAATAGAAAAAGAAATTATTGGGCAAACTGGGGTATAAAGCAACCTCAAGACAAGGGCATACTTTTAAGTGATATCGTCTTGGATGGTATCGTTGAAAAGGATAAAGCTTATTGCCTTACATGTAGATCGGGGAACGCTAGGGATTATTTTAAGAAGCATCAAAGTAATATAGCGTTTATTCCTTCTTCTTCTGGAGAATACAAGATTGAAAATGGAAAGATCAATATCGTGTTTAAAAAGTCGCCAGATCAAAACGCTTATACCTTTGACGTAAATATACCGGATGGGAGATACAATATTAGACCTCTCTCTCCTGTTGAATGCGAACGTTTACAAACATTGCCAGACCATTATACTTCTAGTGTTGGGATAACAGAGAGATATAATCAATTAGGCAATGGCTGGAGCGTAGATACGATTACACATATTTTAAAAGAACTAAAATCACAAGAACAATCATGAGCGAACAAATAAGCGTATATACATTTGAAGATGTAACTACTCACATGAAAAATGAAATCCATTATTTTATCACTATAGATAATGAGATTTTTTTGAATTTGAAAGACGTAGCTATTGGATTAGGGTTTGAAAGAATCCAAAGTATTAATGGTAAAGAGTATCGATCAATTAGATGGGGGAACATTAAAGGCTATCTGTCACAAGTAAATGATATGACAAATGTAGATCTAATAGATAGCAATACATATATTTCTGAATCTGATTTTTATGGGTTAGCTGTGATTGCCAGATCTAAAACAGCAATGGATTTTAAGCATAAGATGGCTAAAATATATATGCCTGATATCAGAAGAAAGAATGACGATATTAGATTTAACTCTCTCAATAAGAAAGAACATTGTAGCGATCAGTCTTTGAATAACAAAACAATATCGATCAATATTTCTTCATTAATCAGTAATCTTATAATCACCGACACTCAAGCTGATAATGCTGTTGAGATCATTGAACATAAAATACGCATGGCTTTAGAAAATATCGTAAAAACATACTCAATCAATCAAAATGAACAATATTGAACAACAAATCTACGATAAAATAGTAGGAGCAAACAAGGAGTACCGGCAAGGTACTCCTATCATGTCAGACCTTACCTATGACGTATTGGTTGACGAACTAAGATTCATCAATCCGGATCATGAGTGGTTTAAAAAGGTGGAACCGGGGATGGATATTGCGGGTCGGAAAGTAAAACTACCGTTCCCGATGAGATCGTTGGATAAAGTGAAGACTTTTGAGGAGCTATGTCTGTGGTTTGGTAAAGTCGGCATAGGACCAAATGACGATGTGGTTATCACTCCAAAATATGATGGTATTAGCTTGTTATGTAATGAGAATGACTGGATGACATATTCCAGAGGTGGTAGCGACAATGAAGGGATGGACTGTAAGCGACATATGGATCTAATGTCCTCTGTATGGCATCATGACAATGCTCCTGTTGAATATACCTTTGGCGAGGCTATTATCCCAAAATCAATATGGAAAGATAATTTCGAAGGTAAGATAAATCCATTGAACGGTCAACCATATAAATCTGCTAGGAACACTGTGGCTGGGTTATTTAGGCGGGACGATCCACCCTCAGAATTACTTAAACACGTATATTTTATGCGCTATGGAGCTTTTGGGGAAGGGGTTGATAATTTTGATAGCTATATGGATCTCCTTAACCACATGGAAGCATCATTTGTTTATGTGGCAGGAAGATACCATACATTTGCCAGTTTTTTGGATACCTTGTTTCTTAAAGAGTTATTTGATGATTGGAGTCAAGATTTCGCTATTGACGGTCTTGTTATCTACGTGAACGATATGAGACGCTGGAAAGAGATTGGCCGTCACTCATCAACGGGTAATCCTCAGTGGGCAATTGCCTATAAGCCGGAGGAGTTTACGGGCGCTGAGATCACCACTGTTCAATCCGTCAATTGTAAGGTGTCTAAATCCGGATGTCTAAAACCTACCGTGGCTGTTGACGCTGTAGAGCTGGAAGGAGCCACTATCGATAACCCTACAGGATATAACGCTAAGTTCTGTTTCGACAAAGGTATTGGCGTTGGAGCTGAGATAAGAATAATCAGGTCTGGGATGGTTATACCAAAAATCCAAGACGTAATTTGCCCTGTATCCAATGATGTCGTGGAGAAGGCTTTTAAATTCTGTCCTTCATGTGGAAAGGAAACGGTCTGGAATAATTCCTTGGTTGAGCGTATGTGTCCAGACCCGCTTTGTCCCGGAAGATTATTAGCTAAGTTGATTTACTTCTGCGAGAAGTTGGAGTATGATGAGATAGGAGAGGAAACCTTGAAGGCGATCTTTAACTCCGGGATCGAGTCTCCGGGAGATCTTCTTCATACGGATCTTTCAACGCTACAGAAGATAGATGGCATTGGTTACGATACCGCTAGCAAGATCATAGAGAAGAACCGAGGCATTTTTGATGATGGTGTTTCTCTCCCTAAGTTAATGGAAGCATCCGATTGTTTTGATGGAATAGGAGAGAAGAAGGCAACAATCTTATTGTCTAATGTAGATAATGTGACCTTGAGGTTATGGATCTCTGGAGAATTAACATTGGCTGGATACTTAGTGATGACAAAAATCATGTCTATGACAAAAGGGGTAGGCGATAAGATGCTAGATGAGTTCTCGAACAAGTGTCAAGGTTTTGTTGAGTGGGTGAGGGGGAACGAGATCCCTATTGCTTGGGAGAAAGATGAGCCTTTGGGAACATCATTATCCGGAGTGAAGATTTGTTTTACCGGTATCCGAGACAAACAGCTAGAAGCGAAGATCACGAAAGCTGGTGGTACTGTGTCTGGATCGGTTAGTAAAAATACCACTTATCTGGTTGCTGACGATGTAAATTCCAACTCAAGCAAGGCTGATAAAGCTCGATCGTTAGGGATACCAATAATATCGATTTGTGAACTAAATGAAAAAGTAAACTTATAGATATTAATTGAGTGTTTTAGAATGTAAAAATGCAGTGTATGAATCATAAGATTTTGATACACTGTGTTTTATGGTTGAAAAATTTTGTTTGTTATATAAGTAATACATACCTTCGCATCAGAATGAAACAAAAATAGATTGAAATTATGGCAAAGAAAGGTGTATTGACAACAGCGGATTATCTTCCATTTAAGGAGTATAAGGAAACAATGTCCAAACTTCATCGTGATGGCTATTATCGTGATGAGCTTTATTTTATTCTAGCGTATACAACAGCTCTTCGTGTATCGGATTTACGCATGTTAAAATGGGAAGACGTGTTAAATAAGACATGTTTGGTCGTTACCGAGAAGAAAACTAAGAAGACCAGACCTATACCATTCAATGATGAGTTTAGAAAAATCGTGTCTGAGCTGTATGAATTATTAGGACATCCATACAAGGGTTGGTACATTTTTGAAGGGAACAAGCAACAACCTATGAGTATCCAACATATCAACCGTAGGCTGAAAGATATCAAGGAGAGATATGACTTATCCATTGAGAATTTCTCTACCCATACGTTTAGGAAAACATTTGGGCGTAATTACTATGAGACGAGAGGAAAAACAGAGGAGGCCCTTATCCAGCTGCAAAAGGTATTTAATCATTCCAATGTAGGTATCACTTATGTATATATCGGCATTAGAAATGACGAGATCAACGACTTTTACAAAAACATTAAATATAGAGACGATGATTGATTTAAAAAAGAACAAGGGAAACTACCTAACGTACGATGAATATAGAATTACGCTGGATAGGTTAAGGATGGATCGTATGTGCATTGAGGAGTTATTTTTCGTGCTGGCTTTCTACACGGGATTAAAACTGTCAGATCTACTTTCCCTCAAATGGAGTGATGTTTTGGACAAGGATGAATTCATATGGATCAAAACCAATCCGTGCAAGAGGACATTTGCGTTATCGTGGAAAGGACAGGATGTGCGTTCCCGATTGTCATATTTACATGAAGAACTTGGCTCTCCGGAAAAGGATCGATATGTATTTGAGACGAAAACAGGAAGACATTGTCATAACTCGTTTATTGATGAGTTACTGAAAAGGGTAAGAGATAAATATGATTTACCGGTAAAGCCTCTATACGCAAGCAGCTTTAGATTAACCTTTTGCCATCATATATATGAGACCGAAGAAAGAAAAGTAAAGGCTATCGCCTTCTTGGATTCATATGTTAGCGGTAAAACTGTTGACATAGCCACTAATGGAAGACATATCCCTAGCGAGGAGATAGAAGATGCTTTAAAATCAATGAATATAAAATATAGAAATGACTAAAGAAGAGTACTATCAAGTTTTAAAGGATCTGGAGGAATTCTATGATCAAAAGAGAACTGAGTTAATGAAAGATTATGCCAGATCCAATTGCCCTTACAGTGTAGGAGATATCTTGAAGGATCATATGGGAATAATTAGAGTTGAGCGTATTGAATGCTATTTGACAGATCCTCCACAATGTATGTTTTATGGAACTGAGCTAACTATTAAGTTGGTTCCAAATAAAAAGAACACAAAGAGAGAAATGTATCAGACAAATGTTATAGAGAAAGTAAGATGAGAACATTGTTATGGGAACGATGATTGACAAAATGGAAGATCCCGATTTCTCTCGGATCATTAAAGTTAGAGAGGAAAATGATAAGCAGTTGGTGTCTGCGAGAGAGTTGTATGAATTTATAGATGGCAAGGAACGATTCACTAGATGGATCGGACGCATGTTTGAGTATGGTTTTGTGGAACATGTTGATTATGAGGCGGTGAACATTTTCGTACAGTGCCAAAACGGTATTGGTGGTACCAATAAGATGGATTATGCTCTGACAATTGATTGCGCCAAGCAAATAGCGATGCTTCAAAGAAACGCACAAGGACAACAAGTAAGAGCGTATTTTATTAAATGTGAAGAGTTACTAAAGGAGAAGTTGAAGAAACAAGAGCTTGTTCTTCCGAAAGATTATCCTTCGGCGTTAAGAGCCTTGGCCGATGCTGAGGAAGAGAAAATGAAGGCGCTGGAGATAGCAAAGGAAAATGAGCTGAAGGTGAAGGAGCGTGACAAGTATATCAAGTCTAACCATCACAAGGTCGATTTCTATGATGATTGCGTATATGAGGATGATGAGACCACTTACGACATGAATGGAGCGGCAAAGATCGTAATGGCCAAATATAACAAGGGAAGAAACACGATGATGGATATTCTCAGATTCTACGGGGTATTGATGCAGGACAATCTTCCTTACGAGAAATATATAAGATCCGGCTATTTTACCGTTAAGATCACGAAACCAAAAGATAAGTTCGGGAACCCTAAGACTTGTAAGTCTACTATCGTGACAAGTAAAGGTGTTACGTTCCTGAAGAAGACGATAGACAAATACTATAGTGAGTTCTCGTAAAAAAATAAGCCCCATCTACTTGCTAGCGGATGGGGCTTTCTTGTGGATTTATGTGAAGTAAAGTCTAACTATTGCAAATGAGGCTTTTATATTAGTTCTTGAATGTATAAAAAGAAATGTTCTAGCAGAATCAATCTTTTTCAGGCTTGATATGCTCTGATGGGTCAAGAGATCTTAACTTAAGTAAAAAACTAAAATGTTCTTCTAATTCTTTACTTTTTTTTGTGTCTTCTATTTTAAATTTTTCGGTTGATTCTTTAAATTTCTTTATTGATTTTGTGATTTCTCTTCTAAAACGAAGTAATGGAACAAATAAAGGGAAAAATAGTCCGCTAAAGATAGCAAAAGATATAGACGATATTAGAGCAAAAGTTTCATTGAAAATAAGTTCTTTGTCTAATAATACATTATATAAGATGGAAAGTATCGATATTGATAATAAAATCAGTGTAAAATGAATCAAATTGAAGTAATGAGTAAATATACTAGCTCCTTTCTTTTTAAATTTAAAAATAGCTCCTATAGCCAAGACAATAATGGCTAATACATAAACAATTGTCATAGACCATGATCCTAAAAAAGGTAATAATCCAATAACAAAAGTAGATAATATTAAAGAAAAGAGTATTTTAATACAAGTCGTAAGTTTAAATTCATATAATATATCGCCATTGGAAGGATTTCTTTCCTTTATAGAAATCCAATAATAACTCCATATATATAACCAATATATAAAAGATGTAATAGAAACTAAACTTACTGTATCAATGCACCATTTTATAGCCCCCCAAAAACAATCAAATATAAAAATAAATATACAAAATAAAAATGAATAAAAGAAAGAAGACAAAAATTCAGGTGCTTGGGTTATATTTTTGTATAAATTATCAACATTATCCCTTAAAGTAAAATAACTTGTTTGATATTCAACAGTTAAGAACTGTAGCTCGTTTACCAAGCTAAGCATTTCTTGTTTACGTGGATTATTTTCTTCTTTTGATTTAGCAATAGCACTATAGAGAACTTTATAATTACGCTTTTTTAAAACATCTACAAAATTATCCCCTTCTCTGCTTAAAAACGCTTTAGTCCGTTTGCAAATAATTAACAATAAATTTTGTATAAAATTATTGCTGTTTTTCTCGATGTTGTCAGATCCAAAAAAACATAAAACAGCTAAAGTCATTATTGAACCTAAAAAAGTTGCACTATTTCCACTAAGAAAAGTGCATAATAGTACTAGAAGCATGTCTCAATTAATGATTTTGTGTGATGAAAGTAAAAGGCTTTGAAACTGTTTCTTTAATGCTTCAGTGTTTTTAGTGTCATTAAAATTTGCGAAAGCAGAATGTTCTTCTGCTCCTAATTCTCTTCTATATTTATTGTCATCACCGATTGAAAAATGAAATTCAGGTTTTAGTTCGCTGTCTAGTTTATAAACTAGAACCTGCCCTTCAGCTATTTTATCCTTTATTAAAGGACTAATATTTGTTGCTAAGTCTTCTATAAAGCTATGTTCTTTTTTTTCTAAAATAATGGAAAGTTTTCCTCCTCTATTTAAAAAATGAGTAATTTGGTCGTATAGTGGCTGCATAGGGTTATAATCCCCTTCTGTAACTTCTTTATCTACTTTTTCAGCAAAACTAGTTCTGAAGAGAGAACCTTCACCGCAAAGCATATCGATTTCATTGGAGTGCCTAAAAATCTCTTTCATTATTATAGCATTATGTGATCTGTCAGCATTCCACATTAATTCATTTCTTTTGCTGTTTGCAATAGTCTCTATCTCGACATTATACTCTACTAGACTCATTTTCTCTAAGTTTGGACGTGCAAATTTAAATAAATAATTTGATATTGCAATCTCTACATTGCATTAAAATCAAAATACATTGGGAGTTATCTTGGTTTTTTTATGTTCTTGGGCATAATTTGTTTTTGTTAAGAATATGGCTTCGCCTTTACCCCTCCGATAACATCCCTCAGCAACGTAGTTGAAGCTTAACTATAACTACTACCTTATATGACATATACAGTATATACTACTGTTACTATATAAGGTAATACCTATTTACAGGATATTACAAGATTGGTTCGATATGGGTTGATACAAGCTTCTTACCTAAAACTACGGCGATAAGAGGACTTGGTTGACTAATCTAGATATCAATCACCATATCCGAGCATTCTACGACACTTCCGCCCCTCCACCTATGTAAGCAACTTCGTTCATAAAAGGATAACCGTTCTGTTGGCCAAGTAGTAGGGAACTCTTGTATGCTACTCGTTTTAAACAGATCGGCGGCGCTTGGTCTCCTTTCCTCCATGGATAAACCAGAATAGGAACAGCGAGATTGCAAACGTCAGAGCCTTGGTTGACCTGTTTCCAATTACTAGGATACGTCCAGTTACGGATGCGAATCATAGGATTTTTATTTGTCTTCGGTCACTCGTTTACCGGCTCTCGGTTGATGTTATCGGAGTTCGGGTTGTCAGGCGTAAGACATAGCCCTAGATTATACCACCGATAAACGAGCGTTCGTAAATACTCGATCTTTTTGTTAGATTTTTGTCAATCTGGGAGAAGAGAGGCACGACATTGCAGCCTTGTCTTAAAAACTCCCGTAAGGTTTGTTTTATATTCTCCAGCATCCCTCAACGCAGGAGAAGTAGAACGGTTATTTATTCCCGGATACTAATTTTTCTGACTCGAATCTACATCAAGTTTCTGTCTGCCAATAGCTGTATCAAAGCTGGGATAAGGAACAAGATCCTCTAACTCATCCCGGAAAGCATTAATAAATGCCGATTGAGGATATTTCCGCTATTGTATCGTCACCAAGGTATAACTATCGACCAACCGGTTAGGATTGACCCACATGATAGACATGGAGCAATGGGATAGGGTACAAAGCGTCCAGACCTTCGGATTTGAAGGTTTTATATAAGAATAGGCTGATTTGATCAAAAAGGGTTTGTGGTTGTTTGATATTAATTCGTTACGGAAACAATAATACCTACTGCTTCCATATCACTTATAGTTTGCCTAGCTTCATCTAGCGTACTTCCATGATATAAGTGATCTGCAATGATATTTAATTTAAAAGATATGCCTCTATGTCCATTACTTATAAAGTCAATAAGAGCTTGACCACAAGCAGGACATGGGCTTTTAGATACTCTCATAATTAACGATAAAGTTCCGCTGGCATCAGTACCTTCATCGTCAATGGAATGATCTATAAATGATTGAATGCCAGCTATTGCCTCCGTTTCTGCATGGACTCCATCTTCACTTATGCCTGTGCCTATTACAACTTCATTGCCATCATCTTCATTTATAAAGGAAACCTGAGCATAAGTAGTATATCCTGTACTTGATGATTCTTCTGTTGTGATGAGTCTATTGTAAATAAAATCGCCTTGAATACAATCTCCATTGATCCCGGAAATTAAATTATACTGTCGTGTGGCAGACTCCCTATTATCCATTTGGTATTTGGGATGATTTGTATTGTTTGGAGAAAGTCTGCTTATTGCATTTTCTTGGTATGAATACATTTGGTTCGTTTTAAATTTATGGATTATTCTTCTCTCCTCGCCCCTCTTCTCTTCTCACCAGTTTCCCGTCACTTCCAGCCAAGAACTTCTCGCTGATGCCTTGCTTCTCTGATTTAATGGGAATGGTAACTATGTTGGTTTGTCTTCTGGCGAATATCGGAGCTACTTGGTAAAGAATCTCTATCGCCTCATCCATTGACAGGTAATAATTACCAGCGTATAGACCGAAGAAGTGACCTTGATCTCCTCTTGATATCTTGTGGTAATAGTTCCTCTGTAAGGCAATATTTCCCATCGAGCGATTAGTTTACCGCAAAGTTAATGAAAGTGTCTTAGAAAGCAAGGAAATGGGCTATATTTTGATTTTTTCTTCAAAAATATTGATGATTATCAAATATACTTTCGAAAAAATTTGTCATGATGGTTTTAATTCATAATTTCGCACGAAAAAATTGTTAACATGAAGCGATTGTTGTTTTTGCCCTTGTTGGTATTATGTTTATCTGGATGTATGATGGAAGAGTTGGACAAGGAGTCTCCAGTTCAAGAAGCGAAAGAATATCTCGTGCCTATAAAGATGGCGGGGGAGATATTGGAGATAGAGGAAGGGCCATTGACGAAAGCTGGAGAGAACAATGATTTGTATGGGTTTCAGATAAATAGTAAGAAGGCTGGAGAGACATCTTATTCTCCTTATGCCTATGGTTTGTTTGATGATATAAGTGACGTGAAGGTTAAGTTGATTAGTGGTGCTGAGTATGAGTTTGTTTGTACTATGGTGAGGGATGGGAAGAGTAAGATTTGGGGAATTAATCATGCCGGCCAAGGCACACCTTTTAAAATGAACTTAAATAACTATAATGAATTTATATATGATACAAAAGACTCTTATGAGAATGATTTTAAAAGGGGACTCACTGAGGTTGGTATGGAGTTATATTATGTTATTCCCAATACAGATCGTTACTATGGAACCATAGATAAAATTGATCCATTATCTGCTTCTTCTTTATCAATAAATATGAAAAGAGTTGTCTTTGGGTTGAAATGTATTGCTGATGGGCTTACGGAAGGGGAGCTTAAAATACGTGTAATGAAATATACATCTGACGATTCTCCTTATTTATCTATTAAGACTCGTGGCGATCAATCCGTTGAAGAAATATATACTTTTGATTCTTTTTACTTGGACGATAACGGAGACCTATCTCGTGCATACACTTTAGAAGTTACCCATATACACGTAGATAATACACAAGAGATAATAGTAAATGAGTATATGACTTTTAAACGCAATAAGAAAACCATTGTTACAATTAAGATCAAGAAGAGTAATGGTGATACGGGTACTAAAGGAGTAGATGTTGTGTTAGACGATACCCCAATGACTGATGGAGATAAAGTGGTAATAGACGGCAAGTAATAAACCAAACATAGCTTTAAAATAGGGCGAACATCGTTAAATCTGGTGTTCGCCTTTTTTGTATTAAATGGCTAGAATAAGGAGCAAATTGGCACTGGGATAGAGAATTTAGGGAAAACGGGGCTTGAGGATTTGGTTCCCGGAAAATTTTTGGAAACAGATATATGCATTTTTATATATAGGAAAGAAGATTGTTGGGATGGATGGCAGATGGTTAAGAGGCAGTTGGTTAAGGGTGGAAATACTGGATGGGAAAATGAGAGAATTTACATATAGGCAAAGGTGTGCTTCCAGTGTATAAAAACTGTTTTTGATTTCTGGAAGGACAACCTAGGTTAGGGGAGGTGTTTGGAAGGGTAAAAACGGGACTTGAAAATAGGGACCGGCAACATGTATGGTATCCGCAACGCAAAGGTAACCCTCCCTCTTCTTTTTTGCCTTTTTCGTCCTGTTTGATCATTAATTAATGATTTATTTATGAATATAATATCTGATTATCAGTATGTTATGTAAATAAGTTCACTAATATAGAAAGTGAACTTTTTGATAAAGGTGTATTAGTTGACTAGTACACTAGTAAGGTGTATAATGTCATGTTATTTTGTCATGTGATGATTCGCTTTAGTAAGTTGCTTACTAAAAGTAACTATTGTCTTATTTGCATTAGTTCTTTTGCCTATATAATGTACGTGTATATTATTCTTTATTGTCCTGTATCGCTTTCCTAATAGCTTCAGCGAATTTAGGATGTAAATGTATTTCGTTTTCCTCTATGATAACTAAATTATCACTTAAACTAGTATGCTTTGTATTATCTGTCTGATTATCAATATTATCAGGGGTAAACACTTGTTCGCCTAATAGTTCATTAAATGTGCTTTTTGTATATTCTCTTAAACTACATAACTGTTTGATTGATAGTGTATTTATGTCTCTATCTAGTATGGTGGATATTGTACTTTTATTAATCCCTAATACATTTGATAAATCTATATTAGTAATATCGTACTTAAATCGTATGTCTCGTATAGTGTTCATATCCAATATTTTACGTATTAATATGTAGTGTATAAACGTTAAATACGTGTTAATGAATGTATTTTCCGTTTTTAATCTAAAAAGCCGTTATATCTTTGCACTGTGATCAAGAAACAACGGTTACTTAGATCACAAAGTTCTTTGTCTTATTGATAACAGCGTAAAGTTTAGTCTTTTAATTCAGTACCTATTAATTCTTTGTACGGTATGTTAGTGAGTTCATGAATTAACATAACCTCTTTGATACTGCGATCTAGCAAATTATCATATTTGCGTAAATTAGACGTATCACATTTGAGTTTATAAGCAATGTCTAATTGCTTAATATTATGTTTTTTAAGTAGCTCTCTAAAAGTCATACAAAAACCAATTAATATTATTAAACAACTAATTAACATTCTTTTTACATGTAAAATTGCACATGTGAAAAATAACATGTTACTTTGCACTGTGATCAAGAAATAAAGATCACACCCTAACAGCTGTTAGGGTTGACAAATATACTGAAATATTGATTATAAACAAAAGGTATGTAATGAGTTTTAGCGTATTGTTTTACCTGTTATCCGAAAAACTAACATAACATTGCATATTTAACAGGTTTTTGTAAGATTAATAAGTAGGTATTTGAGAAGTTGAAAGCAAGAAATAAAGGTTTAACCTTTACGATATTGCAGTGAAGTTGTGATGTATTGAGAATTAAAACAACGGTTAGACCGTTCCTAGTGTGATAGGCTAGGATAATGATCTTTGACGTATTGAGTGCTAAAAGTACAAATAGATAGCACATAGTTCAGCTGTATTATTGAAATATATCTTTTATATTGGTTTCCGATATTGTAAGATATGTGTATAATATATAGCCTTATGAAAAACCTTGTAAGATAGCATTTATTTATACGCTATGAATGTTTTGTAAAACGGTAACTAAATGTAATGAACTTGAAAAGGAATATTCCGGGATAGATTTGTCGGAATGTCTGGGTGAAACCAGTTTGTACGGGTAAGGTACGCTTTAATCAATCGGTTTGGTTTTAGAACGGCTTTACTTACAATTCGGGAATGATAGGCTGTAGTCTCGTATATATATGAGGTGAATCATATCTATATCTCTATTCATTCCCAGTATTACACAACTATTGTAACTACGAAATAATTGTGTCTTTTCGGATGGACTACCGACACGAAATACTAGAATCGTAACTTTAGTATTTGGGTGTGTCTTCCAGTGACTTTAAACTTACAACGGCGCAAAGATACTGAAAGAATTTGTTCGATACAAATGTAGTTCGCAAATTTTTATAAACAATTTAATTATAGGAGGATTATATTATGACTACAAATGAGACTATCAATCAGAATGTGGATTTTACAGTAGAACAAGTAAGAAATATTCTTTACGGCTGTATGGATAATTGCCAACGTATTTTCAAGAAATACGATTTGGAAGATTACGCTAATTGGGGAATCGCACAAAAGAAGGAATATTTTGGCGGTAAGGTAGTGATATTTACGTCTACCAGAGCTTATGTGATCCAAGACATTTCAGTGGACACTAGCGAAGATCTTGCCAACGGTATCTGGAAGGCATGGAAATCTATGTTCATACTTTCCGCATCATTAGCGAAAGTGAAGCAAAATATTAAGGAAATGGGGGGATCTATGCCTTCTTTAATGCCAGTGAAGGGTGTTGTTTCTATGTATAACGCTGAAGGAATCAATATCTTTTCCAGTGATCTTTATGGTGATTGCGCCGACAATATCAGATTTACCCCGAAATCAAAGGATATAAAAGAGGCTGGCAAACCTAAAGAGGTGCGTGATTGTGGATTCCGTCAAGCCAAGGCTATGTTTACGTTACTTGGCGCTGATAAATTGATTCGTCAATATAGATACGAGAAAGAAGAACCGAAAACTGTAATTCCCGCACTTCCGGAGACCGTGATCGAAGAAGCGGAAGCTATCGTTCTAAATTGATATAATTGTAGACGTACCTTGAGAAATATGTAAGGGTGTAATGTATCCGTGTGGATAATTACGCCCTTATTATATCTATCTTGTAAAAGCATCCGCAATTATGTGGGTGCTTTTGTGTATATTATGTATATTTGCGAAAAATAAAGAATATGGCAACGATAGTATTGGAGAAAAAACGAAAGAACATAGATTTACCAGTGGAAACATTGAAAAAGTTGTCTATCATGGCAGCATCACAGGGTAAAAGTTTAAAAGCGTTTATAGAAAATATTTTGATAGCAAAAGCCGATACTCTGGACGTGCAAGTTTCATTGAATCCCAGTCCAAGTAACGACCCGTGGTTTGACAACCCGAAAAACGTGGCTGCTGTAACACGAGGTATTGAGGATTTAAAACAGAAAAAAGTTGTATCTATGAATCTCGGTGAATCTTTGGATGATTTTCTTAATCGTGTAGAGCATGTATAAAATAGAATTTACTAAAGAAGCTATTAAAGATGCTTCAAGATTACGGAAGTCGGATATGCAATCTTATAAGAAGCTTGATAAGTTAATAAATGAACTGAAAGAACACCCTACCACAGGCACGGGGCAAGTGGAGCAATTGAAAGGGAGTCTTTCGGGATATTGGAGCAGACGAATAAACAAGCAACACCGAATAATCTATTCCATACATGAAGAAATTGTAACGGTGGAGGTTGTATCGGTTGGAGGTCATTACGGAGATAAATAATATACAAACATAAAAATAAAGCACTCACAAATTTCGTGGGTGCTTTTTTCATAGGCGCTTGCATGGTGCATGAATAACTTTAAGGGAGAAAATTAAATCATAGATTTATGGAAGAAAGAATAATAAACAGACTATGCGTTATTATATTCGCGAACGCAGCATTTACATTGATCGGATGTTATGTAGTGTATCTCTTTTTGAAAGATATTGAAAATACCCTACATGAAAAGATACAAGATTTATCCGATACTTTAAAACAAATGCAATGGGAGAAAGATCTGAAAGAAGCAACAGAAATGCTTTTCGGAAAAAGCAAAAATGATACCATAATACATATTTAGTATTAGACTGTGTATTATATCTACATGAATAATTACAGGGTTGGAAGTTCAAGTATAAAATGAATAATAATAGATGAATTTGGAATGTTTTCTAAATCTTGAATGTACTGAATTTTCTCATCTTTACTAATTTTAAAATCTTCAACATTTCTGTTTTTTTTGAGAAAATTCAAAATTTGATTGGAATATATTTCACACAATTGATCTTTTTTTGCGATTTTTGCATGTTTTATGGCTTGTACAAAACAGTTAAGGGTATCGGAATATTGCATAATTAAAGCTTTATATTGTCCCATTACATACATTGACATACTATATGTTGCGTGAAAAGATTTATCGTCAAGTTCCATTATTTTAATAGCTAATTGATCCTGTAAAGTTTTAATGCGCTCATTAATTCTTTTGTCTATTGTCATTGCGGAGTATATTTGACCACCAAGTGCTATTGCGGAAGCTATTCCAATAATCCCGATCGCACCGGTCCAGATCCACGTTAACAACTGATCTGTAAAGATAAAAGGTTCACATCTGATAAAGGACGAACACAATGAAATTGCGGATATTGCTATAGCTATGATTGATAGCCAATTAGCTTTAAGATACTTCATATACTTTATTTTTAACTGCAAAAATAATGAATTGGGGTGACTTCGGGAAATCGGTACGCTCATATTATACCTCAAAATTCACAAAATCATGAAAAGAAAGAACAAGAAGCAAAAATTCCAGACGGTAAGAATCCGTCTGGATAAGAGAATGTTGACAGAGAAAGACGTTATAAGGATCATTCAACGTGAACTTATTGATCCAAAAGATGAAATCGATCGGATAGTGGCTGAGTCTGTGCGTCAATTTGAGCTTGAATATCCATAAGTGCTTTTGATTTGGAACGTATGAAGCAAGAATCTGTACGCCTATATTTTGTATAGTCGTAAACATTTTATATATTTGAAAACAAAAAAGATATACCAATAATAAGCGAGTTTTTCGGAATAATTGTAACTTTGCGTTTCTTGGATCACAATCCACCGCATTTTCATGCTAGATATGGATCGCAGAAAGTTTTGGTTGAAATTGAAAACGGGATTATTCGTGGCGAAATGTCTGAGCGGGCTTTACGGTTGATCTTGGAATGGCTTGATTTACATCGTGAGGAACTGAAAATCGCATGGGAAAAAGCGGCAAGTGGCAATGATCCGGGAAAAATTGAACCATTAAAATAGTAATGTTATGTTTACGGAAGTTGTACAAGCTAATTACGTGGATGGATACCGTATAGCGGTGTTGTTCAATGACGGGGTCAAGAAAATCGTGGATTTCACGAACCTGTTAAAAAGGAATATGCCGGTATTTAAGCCTCTGGAGAACATAGACCTGTTTAAGAAATTCACAGTAACAGATACTTTAGAGTGGGATAACGGAAACATTGATATAGCTCCAGAGTATTTGTATGAGAATGGGGTTAAGGTATAAGTAAATATGGGATTAATAGTGACATTCGGTTTTGTTAGCGTAGTCTCTTTATGTGTGATTACGTGGGGAATATTTGAGATCCATAAAATGAACAAGAAAAAAGAGCGATATTCGTAAAATTACATTGTATATGAAAACTGGAGACAAAGCAAAGGTTAGTCCTGTGCTTACGGGATTGTCCGAATGGATAGAAGGCGTGATTATTAAAATTCGCAACAACCCGTTTACAGGGCTGGAAATTGCCGTAAAAGATGCTTGTGGGCGTGTCTTTTTCGGTGAGTCTAAATATTTTCAACCCGTATAATCATGTTTGCGATAGCTTTTGATATGGTCATTTCAGACCTTAAACAAAATTACGGGGATCCGTATAATAATGCTTATTTTGATATTAGTAACATAATGGAGAAGTATGGATTTTATAGGGCACAAGGGAGCTTGTATCTAACAGAGAATAGAGACATGGCAAACCTGTTCCGTGCTATTGAGGCTTTGAAGAAAACGGAGTGGTTCAGAAAATCAGTACGTGACATAAGAACATTTAGGGTAGAGGATTGGTCAAACTTCACGGATTTTATGAAAGAATAATATTTTGCAATATATTGTAGTCAAATCAAAGCATGAAGGCGTTTGCGAGAGATCGTAGGCGCTTTTTTTTATGCCTAAAAATCAAGGAATAATATGAAAACAAATCTTACATCTGGTTTAATTGTCGCTATGGTAGAGCTTGCGAAATCTAACAACTATTGTGGTTGTATGCAATATTCGCTAACTCATGATTTATGTTTCTCGTGCGGTTTTAGTGCTAGTAATGTAAAGTTACTTAGTGCCCTTGTATCCGTATGTCTCGCTTCAAAGGTAAGTTTTGAGGTGAGTTATTCGGGACTTGGAGCCGTGAATTTTAGATGCGAATAATAAAATAACTCCCCTTACCGGTCTATGATTCCGGTTGAAAATCGTTGAAGATTATAAGGGGACACTTCAGAGAAAGCCGAGAGGATTGCGCACATCCTACCAATATTAAGTATAGCGATCCCAGAGTACGTCAGGGGCGTTTGAACGTGACTTAACTGTTACGGCTCGGGATTGCTATATCCTTTCTTCTAGGATTGCGGAGTTGATATTGAGAGTAATAAATTAAAATAAAAGGAGAAAATAATATGAAGACGATACTATTAATGATTATGGGGCTTATTTGCTTTTGTGCGGTAAGTAGTTGGGAGTATTCTACCACTTTGGAGGAGAGAATGAATACTATTCCGGATTCGGTTTATGAGTATATAATATTGAAATTGGGAGACGATGCTACAAATTCTCAAATTCTCTCATACTATGATAACCATAGAATTGAATGCGATCAAATAGAACTAGAGAATATGAATTAGATAAAAAAGAAAACAATGAAAAGAGAAGAAAATGCACTGATTTATGCTGATTGTAAATATAAGATTGGCGAGTTTGTATACGTTTTTGAGATGTTTGAGATCAAGAGAAGAAAGATATTGTCTATAACCTTTGGAGATAGCGCCCAGACATTAAAGAGAACCAGATTCGAGGAAGATCGGCATATTAAAAACGAGAAAGAGGTTTCTTATGTGTTAACTACATATGAGACATATCATGAGAGTGAGTTATTTAAGACAAGGTTGGAGCTAGAGAATGGGCTGTTAAAATCTTTATTGCCTCAGCTTTGCGCAAGCTCTATCTTGGAAATGATTAATGGCAATCAGGTTGTAAGAGAGACCATTATTAATCTTGCCATGTCCGAGAATATGAATATAATTAAGGCGAAAATCAAGAAAGAGGAAAAACCTAAGATCCTAAAAGAGATATACGCTGAGGAATTACCGAAAATTAGGGAAGAAATAGAACAAAAAGAACGCCCTAAGATTGTCGAGCGAATTATACAGGAGGAAACGGCTATCATGGCTGATAAAATTACAAAGGAAATTAAAACTGAATCTTACAATAATGGTTGGGAGAATGGTTATGCGGAGGCTATCAAGAAAGTCAAGAATGATATTCCCAGTCAAATAAATGACTTAGTGGCGAACGTATTTGGATTAGTATCATAAAAATTATAGTCATGTCAGATAACAAGTTAGACGTAACGGTCATCCAGAAACCCGATCAATCATATATGGTCGCAATCACTTATATACATCTGGATCGCAACAAGGATAAAGAGAAGAGACAAATGGTAAGCGAGACAACCTATCGTTGGAACTCTCGATCAAAAGAGGTTATAGATTTCCTCAAGTTTAAGCGCACGAAAGTATTTTATTCCCAAGTTCGTGCCATGTGCAAGCATTACGGGCAAAGGGAATTTAGGAGGTATTAAAGTAACGTGTCATAGATAATAATTAAATTGTTTATTGTGGCGGCTGGTTCGTGAGAATAGGCCGTTTAAAAAGATATTGTGTGTTTTTTATGGTATTATTTAGTAGTGTTTGCCACGATTGTCTGAGAAGATAGTCGTGGTTTTTTATTCTCTAATCGTGAACATGGGAGGGAGGTACGTATGTCATTCGATTGACATTAGAGAGCTTAATAATAAAATAGGATGTGATATGAAAACAATTTATTTAAGTCTGTATAAGTTCGATGAATTATCGAAGGAAGCTCAACAAAATGTAATAGAAAAAGAGCGATGGAATATAATGTGGCAGTGTATGGATTGTTATGGTTCAGACTATAAAGCATCTTTAGAAAAGTTTGATACGTTGATGGGTACTGAGGCTTGTGATTATAGTGTTGATTATAGTGGTTACGATTTTAATTACAAAATCAATGATATGGTTATATGTGTAAATCCTATTGATTGCGACAAGGATATTTACCCTAATAATTTATGTGGAAAATTATTGTTTAGGTATATCAATAACAATATTATGCCATATATCACGAAGGGGAAATATTATTCTACAGGTAAATATATAGATGGAAAATATAATTACAAATGTAGGCGCAGTCGAGTAATGTTGGAATACAAAGACAATTGCCCATTAACAGGGATGTGCTATGATTTTTATCTTCTTAAACCAATAATTGATTATTACGACACTTGGTGTACTTACCCGGAGAATTTTTCTTTAGAGGATCTAATAGAAAAATGTTATAATAGTTTTTTCAAGACTTGGCATGAGGAATATGAGTATTGGGCTGATGATGAAGATGCGATACGTGAAGAGCTTCATTATAATCAGTATGAAGATCGACTCTATTATGAGAATGGGGATGTATATGTTGGACCATTAAATGAAATAGCATGAAAACACAAGAAGAATATGCTCGTGAGATTGATGAGATCGTTCGCCGGGATGTAGAAAGCTGCCAGAGTGATTGGTTTAAAATCGACAAGGAAATATTTATGCAACCAGAGAACAAGAATAAGACATTTATCCTTGGAACCCGAAAGACCGGATGTGATTTACTGATATTGGGAGGTATTAATTGTAATGAAGGTACTTTGGATAGAATTTTCGGATGTCTCGGAAATGAAAAATTCTATGTTTGTCAACCGATAGCTTTTTATCAAACACTACAAAATATCCAAAAAAGACTTGCCTTGTACGCTTTTAAAATAGCAACTGCATATTTCAGAGGGCAAGGTTTGGTTCCTGTATTTGAAGATTCACATTGTAAATTAATAAAGCTATAAATATAAAGCATATGAAAACTTTAGTTTTACCATCGGTAACTGACTTGTCTCATGAATTCCTCTTCATAACAAAAGACGAATTAAAATATAGAAGATTGTATAATAAATACAAGACGAAGAAGGGTTTTTTAAATTCACTGGTTCGTGTTAATGATAACTATAAGCAACGGTCTGAAAAACCAGACGTGCATATACTTGAAATTGAATTAGAGTGGAAAAATAGTCGTACTTGGGGATACTGTCCTGTTGCTTCAATGAGATGGCTGGATAAAGACGGTTGGCATTATGAAAATAACTTTTCAACAGCTTCCGGATGTGGATACGATAAAGCAAGTACAGTCGTTGCTGAGTGCTGTAATGCTGTTTTGTCTGGCATGCTATGGAGAAAGAAGCGCACTAAGAAGCAAATACCTTATGGGGTTTCTATATATAACACTTTTTACCCTCATTTTAATGGAGGTGTTGGAATGAGTTGCTATTATAGAATTGCAGAATTTCTTGGAGGTAAACTAGAACAAATAGCTAATGCTCAAATGTATGATAAATATGTATTTACATTTAAGAATGTTAGGAACAATATGTGATACATAATTACATAACATTAAAATTAGCCAGCAAGACAATGGGTTTACTGGCTTGCTTTTTATCTGGAGGTTAGTTGTGAATTTTCTATAAAAGATGGACAGCTATTCACTCCTTAATGTCTTCAATAACACTATTCGATAATAAAAACTTAACTGATATGAATAATAAAATGGTCGCTCACTTATGGGCAAACGAGCAACAAGAATCTGCAAGTGGTAGTAATTTCTTCTTTAAGGGTGCAAGTATATATTCCTATGGCCGACATTTTGAAGCTGGGCGTATTGTTAGAAATGAACATGGCGAGAAAGCTTATTTGATTAATAAATGTTCTTACTCCAGTTCTACATCAAAACACCAATGTTATGTTTGGCATGCTATACCAACTGGATCAATGGTTTTCTCTGTTGGATACAATATGAGTAATTCTGATAGCATGTCGTTTGTGGTAAATCAACTGGAAGCTATTAAAAACTCAGCAGAGAGATACAAGAAAGCCAGAACTGAAATCTTCTATCACGCTATATGGCAACCTTTTACAAGCTTGATGGCTTACATTGGGTTCTTTGATCTTGGGACTCCAAAACAATTGCTCAAAAAGAATGTAAATGAATGGCTTGGAACAAAACACGAATTAGCGTGGAAATCTGATAAAGTGAAACGGGAACATGTTCGTGAGCTGAAACGTATCTTCCAGATTATGTTAAGTCATCAATCACTGGATATTCTGGGTACAGTAAATGTGATTGTTGATGAAATATGTGGGGAAGGGACATGGATTAGCTATATCGAGAGATGTCAAAAGTTTCGTGCTGCCCAAGAAGATCGGGAGGCTAAAAGAATAGAAAAAGCAAGGGTTGAAAATGAAACCCGAAAGAAAACATTGAAAGAAAGAATCCAGATGTGGAAGGCTGGTGAAATCCGGGAATTAAATAATCCAGTGATATATGATATATATGAACCTAATGTTTGGCTCCGTATAAAAAATGGAAAAATTGAAACCAGCAAAGGGATTAAATTATCTCAGACTGAAGCTGAAAGACTTTGGAAACGTATTAAGTCCTTCCATGGTGGTGCTCAATTTCAACATGATTTAGCAAGAGATTCTTCGGGTAACGATTGGGCCTTTAATAATTATCAAAACGATATACTTACTGCCGGATGTCACAGGATTGCGTATAGTGAGATGGAAAGTATTGCGAAACAACTGGGATGGTAATTCTGGATAAAATAGATAAGCTATGAAATATTATGTAGAAGGCGAACTAAGAAACTTCATTTTTGTTGGTGAAGCCAAGAGAAATGCTAATATGCTAACCTGTAAGCAATTAGATGTCGTAGAGGAAATGCTTGAGGAGATCGAGCCGAATGAAGGATGGTCGGAAACGGCCATCAATGACATGTTTTGGTTCGATTTTGATACCATTTGCAGATGGCTAGGATATGAGAGCCAAGGAGAGTTGGTAAAGGAAATTAAAAATAATAGGGTATGATACAAAAAATATAAAAATGAAATGGAGGAAGAGAAATGAAATCGAATTTTGAATTATGGAAGGAAGGTAAACTGTCTATGTTTATCGTGTCATTCACAATTAATGGTAATGGCGTGAGTGGATCTGATAGTATAACATATTCTGAAGCTGAAGCAAAGGAGTATTTATCCAAATGCTGTAACGAATTTGCAGGAACAGGTTTTAAAGGTTTATTAGAGATAAGGGTTTACAACCCAGACATGGAAGACAGAGGTCAATATGACAGTGAGGATCAAATCTTTGAGGATTGTGATTATTACTTAGGAGTAGATCCTTATTTCTCTGAAACAAAGAAATTGTAGATGATTTATTAGCTGAAAATAAAAAGCCATGAAAAGGAAAACAAGAATGTTCGATAAGGAATATATAGAATCTGCCAACAAAAAGATTTGGCAGGTTCTCAATGATGAAAAAGAGTATGACGATTGGACACAGATTTGTTTTTCCATGAAAGATGCGGTTCAAGCAGCGGCAGATATTTATGGATGTTTGTCTGAGATAGAGATACATAAGCTTTTCAGTTTCTTTCGTGAGATGGTTTATAAAGAAACTGAGAATATCCAGACATTTGATATAACATTTAAGAAGAAAGAGGGTGTGTGATGACTGACGAAAGGATAAAAGAATTTAAGCAAGAATTAGCTCAGTTACTTATTAAGTATGATGTGTCTATAGGTTTTACTTGTGGAGAATCTAGTGATACACATGGGCTTTATGATGACCAAGTGGTTATAGAGGATAATAAGACTGGGAAGAATATAGTGGAGGCAGGTGACTGGTGGTTATCTGCGGAAGATTTAAAATAGGAGGATATGAAGGATAAAAATACGACATGGCATGGCATAGATGTCTCAAAAGAAGTTAGTTTGCTGGAATATAACTTACTTGTACGCTGGGATCGATCAAAACAATCGTTCCAGTGTATTTACAAGATAGGAATGGATAGATGGGGAATAGCTTTTATGGCTAACCGTGAGATAGATCAAATTATAATGGAGGAATGGTTTGATCTGGGTAGTTTTCAAAGTTTTGTTGGTATTCCTATAGGTTCTTGGATATCTGGAGATTTTGTATCAAAGGTTCATAATCTTGTATCTTTTATAGGATATGAGAATGTATTTGGGATGACATATTACCCCAAATCCACCAAGGAGGTTTGCAAGTTATCCAGAGTGGACTATTCCCCGGAATATGCGTATAACTAATAAACTTGACGTATGGCAAGACCAACCAAAACAGGACTTGATTATTATTCTTTTGATGTAAATTTCTTTTCAAACAGGAAGATTCGAAAAATCATGCGGGCATGTGGCCCATCTTCTCCTACAATACTTATTTGCTTGCTATGTAATATCTACGAATACAAAGGGTATTACATCGAGTGGGACGAAGAATTACCTTTTGATATTGCTGACGATGTTGGGGTATCCGAGGGTGCAGTAAAGGAGGTGATGAAGAAAGCTATTGATATTGAGTTTTTTGATAAGGAGATGTACGAGAAGTTCAAAATATTAACATCTAAAGGAATACAAGAAAGGTTTGTTGAAGGGACAAGAAAGAGAAAGGATATATCGGTCAAAAAGGAATATTGGATTATTTCAGACATTAACCCTGTTTCTACCGTCAAAAACTCGATTGATGTATCCAGTAATAAACAAAGTAAAGTAAATCAAAGTAAAGAAAAGACTCCCTCTAAATCTCCCTCGAAGGAAGGAGGAAAGACATTCTTGAATTTGATTGATAAGAACCCGCCGAATGATGGCATTCCTAGAAACTGGGATGGACTGAGGAATTTCATGGTCAAATATGGAATAAAGGGACATGAGGCAGACGAGATAATCATACTGTCGAATTTTGGTCAGACTTCAGTAGACCCAAATCCACCGATGCCTATTTGGTCATTGAAAATGGAGGTCGAGAAATCTAACGGGAAGATACGTCTTCCGGGAGCCTTCATTCTGTCCAGATTGAGGACTCAAGCGAACTAGATATTTGTATGAATAATATGAGAATAGAAAAGATAACCGATTATTCCAAGCCGGAGGAAGGTAACAAGTTCCAAGAGCTGGCGCACAAGATATATGTTGGTATTTATCTCCAGTACTATGGGAAAGATACTGGCATATTGGTATGTAAGACCCCAAAATATGGAAGAACGCTATGGAGCGAGATGGTGAAGATAGTTGATGATAGGTGATAAAAGTAATAACAATCTAAAAAATAAAGATATATGGATCAATATTTAGCTACAATCCAAACAATATTAGACAGATGCGAGGATAATGATACCACTCTTAGTGCCAATGACATGGAAATGATCAAGATCAATCTATGCAAGATAATCCAGATTCGTTACGGGATAACTCAGCTATGGTTTATCCCACTGGTGGAGAGAATACAAAAGGCTTATGATAAACATTATGATAGAGTTGATAAGTCATGGGAAGAGTTTATGGGAATAATGTATTAATCAACGTAATTAAAATAGGCGATGAGTAAAGAATATAAGGCGATAAAGAATTTTATCCATAATGAGCTTGGTCTTACCAAAGAGGATGTAATCAAGGAGATTAGGCCCTTGATAAAACAAATGACTGAGAGATGTTTCAATAACACTTATGGGAATGATAATAATATACAGGGATGGATTAGGTGTATGGTAAAAGACGAGATCAACAACAGACATTATAATCTCGTCCCGAAAATGGTCGAAAAAGTGTTACGAGAGGAGATGCTGGGAAATTTAGAGATTATTGTAAGAAATAAGAATATAAAGGATTGATAATAAATAGCAAGTTATGAAGACAGGAAATTTCAAGAAAGTAAGAGTGATTTTAGCTGGATTAAGAACATCTCAAAATGAGTTCTTAAAATTGACAGAGACTCGAAAAGAATTATTCAAATTACAAAAGGCTACTAAAGATGAAGATGAGAAAGACTATCTAAGCGATGCTATAGACGCTTTGGAAAACTTGGATGATTTATTTTGCATGGCGATTGATTCTCTTGAAAACATAGAGGAAGACGATTAGGTATTTATAAATTGCTTGCGTCATTTTAAAATACTACTTTTGGTAAACCTAAAATTTGTAATATGGACAATATAGATACAATAAGAGCCGCTTATGCCAGTGCTAAAAAAGGTCGTACATCAATAGTGTTTTTTAGAATAGGAACATTCTATATAATTATATTTGATGACGCAAAATTGGTTAGTAAAATTCTTGATTTGACAGTGAAAACAAGGGAATGTGACGGATGCGTCGTGGAATACTTATCTTTTGCTGAAGACGAGTTATTTAACATAGTTCGAGATTTGAACTCATCTTCCATTATCCCATGCACTATTATTGAGACTGAGGAATTTGATTTTTTAGTAGATTAATTTTTGTAAGATGAAAATATTAGGGAAAATATGGAATTTGTCAATGGTAATATTGGCATTTCCATTTAAAATCATTTGGGCATTTGGTGTTGTTTGGGGTAACGCCTCTTCTGCTCAAAAAAGGGAATACCAAAGTGCCTTTTGGTGGTCTATCATCATATTCGTAGCTCCGGTCATGATGATGTGGAAAAGTTGCGAATTGAGACCTGTCGTTAAAAAGAGAAACGCATTGATTAAGGTAAATTGTGAGGGTGCAAAATCTTTTTCAACCAATGAAGTTGAGGAAGCTTACCAATATGGACTTGAGCAAGGTTGGTTTGATAAACATCCAGAGTTAAAAAAATACTAGAAAAAATTATATATAAATAATTTGGTAAAGTTGGAATATAATGGTTGGTTTTATTTTGCTATATGTCAGTATTTTATAAATTGTAAATTATAAAATACTGTGTTTTTATTGGTTGTGTATTTTTTATATAATAATGCAATTATAAATCGTTATTATGTAGTGTTTTATAAAAAAAATAATCGCTTAAAAGTTTGTGATTTAAAATATAATTTACATATCTTTGCGGTGTTAAAACGATAAAATAGAATAAAAATGGAACAAGAAGAAGTCAAAGGTGAAGTCGTTAAAACTCTCCTAAAGTTTAAGGAGAGTAAGAGAAATGGAGATCTCATAGGTTTTGTATACGTTAATAAAAAGGGGGATTTGTTTGGGGTTCGTGAAGAAGATCCCAAACATAGGGAAAAGAAAGTATGTATCTTATCTGTAACGATAGATAAAGCTTCTGTTAAACCTAATGTATTGTATGAGGTAACATTGTCAGATATGCCTAATTATAGAGGCTATATTGTGGAGACTATCTCCCTTGTGAAACATAAGGCAAAGGTGTATACTGATATATCCAAGAAGGAATGTCAAGCTATTTTGGCGTATGGCAACAAGACAATTTACTACAATCCATTAAAAGGTAAAAGTCCTTTTTCAAGTACTTCAGAGGGAGCGTTAAGTCTTGTAAATGGTATTGGGTGCATTGCGAATAAAAGCGAGGCTATCAAAGAGTTTAAGAAAGCTATCAATGCTGTTGATGAGTACATTAGTCTTTTACCAAAAGGAAAAGTAGAAACGTTGATTTCTCCAAAGTGTTTTTATCAGACTATAGTGTCCTTTGGAAAGCGAAAGATCATATATAATCCTTTTGATGGAAAGCCTCATGAGTCTGATTTAAGTCGAGTGTTAAAGCGAATAGATAATGTTCTTGAGCTAACAAATAAGAAAGAAGTTAAAGAGGCTGTATTACGAAGTGCTAAGGATGTAAACCGGCATATGGAAGCTGATGGCTATATCTTACCAAAACAGGCTATTTAATAAAACACAAAAACTTATCTTGAAAACCTCATGACAGAGGTTCCTATAAGGGGCATTACATGTGACGCTGCTCATTCGATGAAAAAAGGCATCACGGAATACCAAGTCCACGATCTAAAGTCTGGAGATCGCATATTTTATAAGTATCTGGGAAATCAGACGGTAAATATAGGTGAGTTCTTAGCAATAGTGGATTCAATAAAATACATTATAGAGAACAATTACCCAGATAAAATCATATATAGTGACAGCATAACCGCAATCACTTGGATCAAGAACAAGAAAACGTCATCGAATAAACGTAATAGTGATTTAAAGAAAGCTGAGATATTTCTTCGGGTTATGTCTTATTGGGTTGACGATATAGAGATAGTTCATTGGGACAATAAAAATTGGGGCGAGATCCCCAGTGATTTCGGAAATAAGTAATTAATCATATTAAATATAACTTATGTACAGGCTATTGATTTTGTCTGTAGGGGTCGTGTTGTTCATTTACTATGTACATGTCATTACGTATCTGTTTGGATTGTGCAAAGGATTTGAAGATAAAGAGATATCTCTAAAGAGTTTGATTCCTTTTTATTATTGGTTTAATTTATAATTTACAACAAAATGCAGAAAACAAAAATTTATGGCGTTATCGCCTGTGTGGTGGCTTTCTTAGCCTTAATGATGTTACCTAAGTGCGCCGAGGATGTGAAGAACGAGGAGATCGTTATTAATCAAGTTCTTTTTACCGGTGAGCTGGAATATTGGACTACCCCGGGATTCAAATTTCAAAAAGGTGGGCGAACCTCCAACTATTACAAAACTAATCAGATTTGGTTTAACGAGATCGAGAAAGAAAAGAAGAATAATGGAAATATTATTCTTCGTCCCACCGGAGATAATCCGGCATTGCCGATCACTTATAATGATAAGGGTAAGGGGTATGTTCTGGGAAGTGTTAGAATTGAACTACCTACAGATCAGAAGTTTCTTTATCGAATCCAAACTCACTACGGATCTATGGATCGATTGATTAACGATTTAATCAAGCCTACTCTGGGTAAGGTTATCCTAGCTTGTGGTCCGCTTATGACATCGTTAGAGTCAGTATCCGAGAAACGAACAGACTTGATCGCTTACGCAACGGATCAGTTGAATTATGGCGTATATAAGACAATGGTGAAGGAAGAGGAGACTACCGACCAATTAACGAACGAGATCAAAATCATCCGGATAGCTAGTCTTATTACTGATTCTGTTTCTCCGAACGGTTATAAGAGGCAAGAAGAGTCACCATTTGCTTATTATGGACTGAAGGTTTCCCAGCTTTCTATCTCTGATATGGAATATGAGCAAGCTACGATAGATCAGATCAATAAACAGAGAGAGGCTGATATGTCTTAACATAATAGGACCTTTATGCAGAAATGTATAAAGCAAAGGCTTTTAATTGCTGGAAAATCCTTATTAATTGCTGTATATAAGGACAATCAGCAGCCAAGCACTGAATATAAAAATAACAATCGTATTATAAATATTAAAAACCAAAGCCAATGAAGTATTTATTTAATGTAGGTGATAAAGTGGATAACTTTACACTTTTAGAACATATTAGAATTGAAACTGCCGCAGGGAATAAAGAGTGGAGATGGAAATGTATTGATGAGACAGGAATGTTTTATTATATGCGTCCTAGAGCGCTTCATCTAAAAGCTCAAAAAGCTCAAAAGGCAATAGATCGGATTGTAAATAGCGATTATTATGAACAAATGGGACTTAATCAGATGGGGTTACGTAAGAAGGTATTTAGTGAATATATCTCCAATGCGGCCAGAAGAGGAATTCCTATGAATTTGAAATTTGAAGAATTTAATCACTTAATAAACCAAGATTGTTATTATTGTGGATCTCATCCATACGTGCATAAAAGTCTGATACCAAGAGCTAATAAGGCAGAACCTATGCTAAAGCATAATGGGGTTGATAGACTTGATTCTAGTATTGGATATGAGAAATTCAATTGTGTTCCATGTTGTTTTAAGTGCAATAGAGCAAAAGATACTATGAGTTCTGAAGAATTTATAGATCATATTGAAAGAATACATAATCATATATTCAGTGAAGGTTCAACGACTATCCCGAAAGGGAGTACACTTGAAATGTATGCAGGTGGAAAAGGAGCCTCTCCTCATTTGATAGAATAGGAGAATGATATAGTCTAATCTATATGGTAACATATAGCAGCCGAATGGCGCAGCAAGCGTTATGAACTTGTTGGAATATGAATGATAGTTACAGCAAAGTCAAAAGCTTTAGAGGCCGCTCAATTAAGAATCCAAGCCGAGGAAGAAGGTAAGAGAGACGCTGAGAAAGCAAAATGGAAACAAGAGGAGATCAAGGCTGTAGAGGTTACTAAGGCTCAACAAGCTTACGAGGTCGCTCAGTTACAAGCTAAGGAGGCTGCGGAGAAGGCGAAAAAGATTATTGAAGAGGGTAAAGCTGAGGCAGAAGCAAACAGATTGAAAGTTCAAGCTGGTCTTACCCCACAAGAAAAGGCTGAGTGGGATTACAAGACAACGGTAGGTGTCGCTGAGGCTTTATCTAAATCAAATGTTCGTTGGGTTCCAGAGATCATGATGGGTAATACTGGAGGAGGTAACTCTATGGATGCGGTTGGACTGAAGATGATGCTTGACATCGCCAATCAAATGAAGAAATAGAAGAATATAAATCTTTTTATAAACTGAATAAAACGGAAATATTATGGGACTTGATTGTGAATGGTGGCAATTATTATTGCTGATTGTTGGAGCTTTAGGAATGGGAGCTTTCTTAACTGGAGCTAATAGTGATAGTGGCGATGATTTAGGTGCGACATAGTGTTTCTTAGAGGGAATAGTTTAATGGTAGAACAACAGACTTTCATGCTGGATATACCGGTTCGAATCCGGTTTCCCTTTCATAATTGGATGTGTAACATTTCTTTTTTCATTGTTTCCCTACCGGTTCGTGAGAATAGGTGGGATTTCTTAAAAAGGAGGGTCGTTGTACCCCTCCTTTAAATAAGAGACTATGGGGATTATCCCATTTTCAATAAAAAACGTTTCAATTGAGCATAAGTAATAAAGAGATTATCTCTTTTACAATCTGAACAACGAGATACATTGATTGTAGAATACTTACGTTTAAAGCCCAATTGTCTTTTTGGTTAAGGTTCATACTGCAAAAGTATGAAAAAATAAATAAACCACGATGAACCTGTGAAGGTGTAAGTGGTAAAATGACTGGATGGCGAAATTGGTATACGCTTCAAGAAAACTAAGGGACTTTTAATCCCGTACTGAAAGTGTTAACGTAAAGACGAATTTAGTAAGTGCAAAGTTCTTGAGATGTGGTACGTAACACAATAGAGGTTCGAGTCCTCTTCCAGTTACTATTTTAAAAAAGAGGATAGCTTGTGACTACCCTCTTAAGTTCATCGTTTATTAGGATCGCTAACTAATAAACAAAGCGCATTAAATGCGATCAAGTTAAAGAGTTATTAAGCAGGTATAGACATTAGAAATCTAATGACTTCTATAATGATCATAACAATGCAGTACATACATTGTAGGATGTCCACGTTCGAGACCTGCCTTTCGTCATCTTTGTTTGACATATTACAAAGATACTAAAAATCCACAATGAATCCGTGAGGACGTAAGTGGAATCGTTCCCTTAGCTCAGTTGGTTAGAGCAAGACACTCATAATGTCAAGGTCATCGGTTCAAGTCCGGTAGGGAACACTATACGGTAGTTTCGAAGTCTCAAATAAATCAATTAACTAATTTATTAACAAATCATTCATTATCCGTCCTCCGAAAAATCATGAGACTGGCGATGAACCGGTTCGATCCCGGTACTACCACAAATCTTAAAAACAAAATTAGATATGAGACAGACGATAGAAGATGCGGCAAAGGATTACGCCATAAGAAAAACGAGTTTTCGCAAAAATGTTCTCAAAGAAGTGGATGCGGATGACTATGTGCTTCGTGAAGATGATTGTCGTGAGGACTTCAAAGCAGGTGTTGAATGGGAAATGGCAGAAGCTATTAATGCTCACTGGAAAAGTTGTCCAAACCTCTCTAAAGACAATGACCTGATGTGCAATCATTCATTAGACTGCAATCAGAAATGCGAGTACATGAGGTCTTTTATTAGACTATTAAAAGAATAAGTATTAACCGAACCTTCATGGGAAAGCTCACAATTAAAATAAAAGTGAAATATGATAATTGGAATTGATTTTGACGGAACATGCGTTAAACACGCATTCCCAGCGATAGGGGATGATATCGGAGCTGTTCCGGTATTGAAAGAACTAGTGGATAAAGGTCATAAGCTTATCCTTTTTACGATGAGAAGTGATATAGATGATCCTAAATCCTCAGATTACAACATTCATCCAGAAGGAGGTGAATATCTAACGGATGCGGTGAATTGGTTCAAGAAAAACGGTATACCTCTTTATGGTATTAACGAGAACCCAGACCAATCATCTTGGACAACATCCCCAAAGCCGTATTGCCATGTGTATATTGATGATGCTGCGTTAGGATGTCCTCTTATTCAGGAACCGAATCAAAGAGCTTATGTTGATTGGTATACGGTTTGGAAATGGCTAAGGGAAGATAAAATCATATAATACAGACAATGAATCATTTTTATAGAATATCCGCATTGATTCTGGGTTTTCTCTTGGTTTTGATCGCTGTTAAATGTGAGTTTGATCCAGCTGGTGCGTTTTTTATTGGACTGAGCGGAGTCGCTATGATGTTTTATGGTTTAACTAAACATATAGACATATGAAATATATATTGCTAGCCTTGTTTGCTGCGCTTGTTTGCTCTTGTGACAACTATATTCCATGCGTTAAAGAATATAATAGTGATACCAAGGCTTTAAGTAAAAAGGATTCCATCAATAACAATGGAAATTCCTCTATCATCATCAATATCGATTCTACCAGTCATGATTTCAATTACATAATCAATATACCCACGAAATAGGATGGAAGATTATAGAGAGATCATTCTGGATAGAAGGACAAAGATTATCAAGGATAACAATCCTATCTTTATCGTATATAAAATGATGAGAAAGATTCCTTATCGTAGTTGTATAGGGACCATGAGGTATCGTTGGTTCGAAGTCTCTAGGGTTTATTCGGATACGGTAATGGAAGAATATAATATGTGTCAAAGGCTTGATCCTAATACTACTTATGGCGATGTTCTGGTTGGGATCTTAAATGAAAGGGCTTCTAAAAATATGCGAAAAAGAAGATTGTCGATGAAGGGTGATAATTTACTGAACCCCAAATTATGGTAACAACTTATATTTAATATAAACAAAAAATCAAAACAAAAACAAATGAGTAAAGAAGTAAACACTGGAGGAATTTCTTTCCTTGGCTTATTAACAATTGTTTTTATCACGCTGAAACTCACTAACGTAATCACTTGGTCTTGGTGGTGGGTCTTGCTTCCATTGTGGGGACCTATGGCTTTCATGCTGTCATTGGGGGGCATTGTATTGATTGGGTTAGGTGTATTAAGCCTGATGAGAAAATGAAAGTAGTATTCTCATGTTTTATGGGTTCTAAAGATAATCATGAACCGGCTTATACGGTAAGAGAGCAAGCGAACAAGCTTTTTGCCGTATATCATGGAAGCCACCCTCTGCAAAAGGATATCGTTAATCTTCCTGCGGCGGTAAATATAATTATGAACAAGATGAATATTTGGAAGGAGATATAAAATTCAATGAGATCTTGATAAAATAGGGGGAGATTTGTGCTCTCCCCCCTAAACACTGCTTGCAGAGCTTATAAAAACATCGGGTGAGTTATATGCAATATCGATGTTTTCTTGTTTACAAGGTACAAGCTCAATCAATTCAATACTATTGCAGTGCTATTAGAGTATCTCACCCAACCAATCAATGATCGTATATAGCTTTTTGAAGTAATACACGATGTTGATTATATCCTTGATACTCTTTCTAAAAATAGCACATGATTTACTGAATATCATGTTCTCTGCAAAAGTAGTGATTTTATCAAGATCTCTTGTTTTTACAAGATACTTTATACAATAAAATAGAAACAAACAAATGCTAAATGACAAATTCTTTCTGGATGTAGCCTCCAGATTAGCCGAGGAGAGCCATTGTATCTCCCTTCATGTAGGGGCTGTGATCGTAAAGGACAAGCGGATCATTTCGATGGGGTATAATGGTACACCTAGCGGCGCTCCTAATTGCAGTGATATGTATGAGGCTGGCGAGTTCACAAAAGAGCAACATCACCAGTGGTCGTTATCCAATGAGATCCACGCTGAGATGAATGCGTTGATGTATGCGGCAAAACAAGGTATCTCCGTCAATGGGTGTACAATGTATGTTACTCATCAACCCTGTGATGAGTGTGTCAAGAATATCTATCAAGCAGGAATAAAGAGGGTGGTTTACTTATACCCGTACAAATATTCCTCTTCAGATAACGTGATACTGAAACTTGATATCTCTATAGAGAATTTCGAGGATAAAGAACATGACACTAAGCTTGTTGAGTTAAAAAATAAACTCTATGAGCTTCAAGTGGCTTATAGAGCAAATATGAAGTGTGGAAGAGGGATCGTCTGTCAAAGATTGGCGATACAAATAGATAAGCTATTAGACGAGTTTAAAAATTATAAAGATGGAGCACAAGGATTATCAGAAAATTAATACGATATACAAGAGAGATCAAGATGGTAGATTGATATTTGGCGATTGGAGTTTGCCAGAGTTCGAGTTCTTGAAGGATTGTAAATTCAGGGCTGAGGAAAAGATCGATGGAACAAATATCCATGTTCGGTTCAATGGTGTACGTGTTGAGTTTGGAGGAAGAACGACCAAGGCCAATATTCCACCTCACCTATTGAGAAAACTGGAAGAACTGTTCACTTTGGAGAAAATGAGGACTGCCTTTCCTCCAAAGAACGAGGATGATTTTGATACCCCATATATCAATATTACCCTTTATGGAGAAGGATATGGAGCGAAAATACAGAAAGGTGGAGGAAGATATATTAAGGATGGCGTAAACTTTATCCTGTTTGATGTTAAGATTGATGATTGGTGGTTAAAAAGACATAATGTTGAGGATATTGCTGGTAAGCTAGGTATCAAGTGTGTTCCAATCATCGGATACATGACATTCGAAGAAGCTACTGATTACGTTAGAAAGGGGTTCAAATCTCTGGTGGCTGAGGACAAAACCTACAACGCCGAGGGGTTGGTATTAAAGACCGATCTGGAATTGCTTGATCGCAGGGGTTTTAGGATCATGGCGAAAATCAAGTCTAAGGATTTTTCAACGAATAATAAATAGAGAAATGATTGAGCAGAGAAGAGTCGTAAAATGTTTAGGTCTTATAGATGGGGGCGAGATCCCTGCGAATATGACAAAGAAAGAACTCCTTGAATTTATATCTAATGAACTCAAGGAGTTTAGGGAGGATGAGGTTCTTCACTATTTTTTGCGTTTCATCGTAAGTGGAGAATCTACCTATCACGAAGTACCTTCAGATCAAGATATGGTGGATCATAACGATGAATAAGCATATCTAGTCTTTGATTAACCAAATCAAATATCTCATCGTGTTCGCACCCTTTTTGGTAAAGAATTTTCATACTTCGTAATTCATACGAAGGTTTTCTTCCACAGATAGGGCATTTAATGTCGTATGCTTGATTCAAGCATTCTACATATTCATTAATATTCAT